CCCCTGAAGATGTGGGCGTTGAGACTACCTTGGATTCCAAAGAACTGATCGATAGAAAATTTCCCAAACCACAGCCAGCAGGTCCACCCGGACAGAACAAAAAGAGTAAAAACCCTGATGGAGGTAGGCCAAAGTTTTCTAACGACAAAGACCCAAGAAAGAAGCGTGTCGATAAGCCGAGGTCAAAACCCGGACTCGCTGAAATGGTCGTGTGGTCTGAAGAAGCTTTTCAGAAAGTGTCCGAAGTTGTTAACGACGCCTTCCTCAATATTAAAAATAAGAAGAACTTAAGACAGCTTACCAAGTCTGATATTTCGGACTTAGAAAAACTTAAGCTGGACGTTTTTGTCAACCTAGAATTGCTTGCTCCTGTGACCACAGATATTGTCCACGCCGCCCTATCCGGCGGCCTTCAAGCCCCGGCAGCTTTCAAAAAGATGCTTGACGACCAAGGGGTCAATACGCAGAGCATGAATATTGAACCCTATAGAAAACATGCTATAGGACTATATTTAGAGTATCTGGAGTATTGAGAAAAGCACGGCTTACAATATTTAAAACAATTTGTGTATATACTGTTAGAGGTTATTATGACAAAAAGCATTAAAATATACGCACAAGAAACGCAAGACGGCGTTGCCGATCTAGTTTCAGAGTCCAACAGTGTTGCATACTGCACCCAAGCCAGTGTGTCTCTTAAGGAAGATTCTGACACAGAAAAGATCCGCAAAGTTCTAAGTGGTAAAAGTAATCCTGATCAGATTGACCTATACTACCTAGAGTCCGTCCTCGTTTCTACAGGGTGGAATAAGAACGACGATGTTTTTGAGCCTGCGGTTGCTTGGGCCGCTAGGAACACCCCGGAAGACAAGCAGTTCAATTTCATGCACGATGAAAACGACATCATCGGGCACATTACTGGCAGTTATATAATCGACGGTCTGGGCAACAGGATTGTGGGAGACGCTGAATCACCCAGCCAGTTCGACATTATAACTGAAGCCGTACTGTACAATAGCTGGACGGAGCCAGCCAACAGAGAAAGGATGCAGCAACTTATTGCTGAGGTAGAGGAAGGAAAGTGGTTCGTTTCTATGGAGTGTTTGTTTGCAGGTTTTGATTATGCCCTTATTGACCCCGAGGGAAACTCAAAATTGGTACAACGAAATGAGACTTCAGCGTTCCTTACTAAGCACTTGCGTGCTTACGGGGGAACAGGCGAATACGAAGGACACAAGGTTGGGAGAGCTTTGAGAGACATTTCTTTTTCGGGAAAGGGGCTTGTCTCAAGGCCTGCCAATCCTAGAAGTGTTATCTTTAATTCTAGCAAGGCTTTTCTTGTTGATGACAACGACATACTTACCAATATTTCAATAGGAGATGTTAAAATGTCAGATAATCTAAATCTGTTGGAGAAGCAGGTTGCTGATCTTCAGGCTGAACTCGCTACCGCCAAGGAAGAGAATTCAGCTATGAAGCAGAACATCGAAGAGGCAAAAGATAACGAATTTGCCGCTACGATTGCAGCTTTTGAAGAAGCAAGCAGAACAGACGAGGCAGCTATTGCCGGTCTGGATGAGACCATCAAGACGAATCAGGCCAGAATTGCTGAGCTTGAAGACGAGCTTGCCCAAAAGAACGAAGACCTCAGTGAGGCCGTTCAGGCTATGGACGCTATGAAGCAGGCAGAGCAGACTCAAAAACGTCTAGCTAGTTTGGTTTTGGCGGGCTTTGGTGATGATGAAGCCGAGGAATCCTTGGCTCTTTACGAAGCGCTTGATGATGAAGCCTTTGATGCAATTGTTACTCAATGGACTCAAAAAAATACAGTGGAAGAAGTCGTGGCAGAAGATGCCGTGGCCGAAACTACTGACGAGGCTGCTGAGGAAGATACCACTGACGACGAAGCTGAAGCTGAAGTCTCAGAGGAAATCTTTGACGAGGTAGAATCTACTGAAGCTACTCTTGTTGATGCAGCCGAAGAAGGGGACGAGCTACAGTCTACCCGCGCCCAAGTGGCCGAGTGGCTTGAAGACAACGTTCTTAACAAGTAAATAAATATCTCTATGAATAGGAGACTTTAAAATGGCTCTAAAAGCAGATAGACACGAACTTCAAACTGATATCAGCTTCTTTTATGACGCTGGCGCGGTTACTCGTGGTGGAGTGGTTTGTCACGGTACGGCTGGTTCTGGTTCTGCAATGGATCAGGGCGTAAACTTAGTCGAATATGTGACGACTATTACAAATGCGAAGGTGCCTGTTGGTATTCTTCTGAATGACGTGGTTAACAAGGATCTAACTCGAACCCACCTGAACCACTTCAAAGATGAAGTGCAAAAGGGTGGCAAAGTGACTGTCCTACGTAAAGGTTGGGTTGTGACCAGTAATATCTCTGGTAGTCCTGCCGCTGGTGAAGTTGCTTTTGTTGGAGACGCTGGAGTGATTCAGAATTCAGCAATGGATGCAGATGGCTCTGGTAACCTCGCTGTTGGTCGTTTTCTTTCGTCAAAAGACGAGGACGGCTATTGCAAGGTTGAAGTTAATCTTCCTAACCACGGAAATGTTAGCTAAGTAAGCAACTATAAAAAATAAGGAGAATACATAATGGCTACTAAAAACAGACCAAGTGAAGAATTCCTTGCGTTGCTTCGCAAGTCTGGAGATAGCGACATTGACGTGGCCCTTCCGGCACAGCGTGAATTTGCTAAGGCTCTAGAACTGCCTCTACGTAAGGGCGTTTTGGTTGGAAATATTTTGGGCGATATCTTTGAAACTATCGCAGTTGAACCCGGAAGCTCAACGGAGTTTCCAATGGACCTGATTTCTCCGGGTACAGAGGGTGAGCACATTGCTTACACCAATCCCGGTCATGGTAGGATTCCTGAGCGAGCCGTCGAGAGCGACTTCGTGATGATTCCCACCTATAGCATCACGAGTTCAATCGACTATCTCCTACGCTATGCCAGAGAGGCTCGCTGGGATATTGTTGGTCGTGCTATGCAAGTGATGGAAGCTGGCTTCGTCAAGAAGATGAATGACGATGGTTGGCATACTATTTTGGCCGCTGGTGTTGATCGTAACATCTTGGTTTACGATGCTGATGCGACTGCCGGTATGTTCTCGAAGAGACTCGTCTCTTTGATGCAAACTGTCATGCGTCGGAACTCTGGTGGTAATAGTGCTTCGTTAAGTCGTGGTCGTTTGACAGACATGTATGTTAGTCCTGAAGCCCTTGAAGATGTGCGTAACTGGGGCCTCGACCAGATTGACGAAGTGACACGTCGTGAGATTTACACTGCTAGTGAAGGCGGCGCTCCGATCACTAGAATCTTTGGTGTGAACTTGCACGACCTTGATGAGCTTGGCGAAAGTCAAGAGTATCAGAACTTCTTCGTTAACGAGCTTAGCGGCGCGGTTGAAGCTTCTGACCTTGAGCTTGTCGTGGGACTAGACCAGTCCGCTAGCGACAGCTTCGTCATGCCTGTCAAGCAGGAGTTGGAAGTCTTTGAAGATCCTATCCTGCACCGTCAGCAACGAGCCGGTTTCTATGGATGGGCCGAGCTTGGCTTTGGTGTTCTGGACAACAGACGAGTTATTCTTGGCTCGTTCTAGGTAGAAGACTGACTAGCCCTGTTAAGAGCCGTCCCGAAATAACACGGGGCGGCTCTTTTTTTATGTGTATATAACTATAGAAAGCTTTCTCTTCTAGGACTATCATGATAGGAGTTTACTATGGCCGCACTCTCTGATTACTTGGAATCAGGCCTTCTAAATCACATATTTAGGGATGGTTCCTTTGCCAAGCCAGCAAATATCTCTGTAGCCCTAACTAGCGGTGTCAATTCTGATTCCATGACGGGATCTACCATATACGAGCTTCCAACCGGAATTAATGGGTCTGGAACTGGTTATGCTAGAGTCGATCTTGGTACTCCATCTTCAGTGGGGGACAATACGTGGAGTCACGTAGATGCAGATATTGAGGCCGGTAGTGGCGTCATTAGAAATAGTGGACAAATTATTTTCACCTCTGCTCTGCACGATTGGGGTTGGGTTTCTGGAGTAGCTATTTTAGATAGCAGCACTTTTGGTTCTGGCAACATGCTAATGCACGCTCAGTTGACCAACCCGCGAGTTATCTACACTGGCGATAATGTCAAGTTTGACATGGGAACTCTAGAAATTAGCTTCAAGTAGGGCGCAAGATAATGATTGTAGGCAAGCTACAGTTAATAGATAATATCAAGCGAGAGATACCCGATAACGCTACGGGTGCGGTCTCTCCCAATGATGTCAGGCATAATCTGCTGGACATTATAGATTCCGTACATCTATTCACGGATGATAACTATCTAGATTCTCTCAACTTTGCTACTCCTGACACCAGAAGTACAAAAGCTGGCGTTGATACGCTCAAAAATCTTCATCTAGCTGGCTATAGCAGCACAGATAACGTTGCAGTCGGGTTTGCTGCACTGTCCCATAACTACGACGGCTTCTCAAATACCGCTGTCGGCTCATATGCTATGAGTTGCAACCTGTACGGGGACAATAACACCGCTCTAGGTTATCAGGCGCTAGCCAATAATGTCTTTGGTTCAGGTAATGTCGCCATTGGTCCCCATGCTATAAGAAGTAATAAGCATGGAAGCTACAATATTGCTATTGGTCACGGCGCAGGATATTACATAGATACAAACTCTAGCTATAACTTTTATCTGGGAAGTCACAACCTAGACGAGAGCGGAGTTTGTGATAATACGTCGGGAGCAGGCCTCACTCCCCTTCTGTTTGGAGACTTGCAAAGTCCCAAGCTGGGCGTTAACACAAATACACTTCACGGTTACGGCGTTCTGCAAACAGCCGGAGCCGTATCGCCGTCAGAAAGCGGAATGTATGATCTTGGCCACCCCGCCATGAGGTGGCAAAACATCTACCTGTCTGACGCCATAGATTATCCCAACGACAGAAATCTTAAGATTCACACAACTTCCCCCGATGGGGGCGTTTATAGTGTTGTAGACACCGTTTTGTTTATGACTAGTGGAGGTAAGATTGGTCTTGGTACGGATGCTCCTTCTGGGGATTATGGTCTAGTTACTTCTAAGGGCAACATTGTTCCGTTTGCAGACAACCTGTATTCCCTAGGAACTCCTGAGCTTCGGTGGAAAGTAGCAAACTTTGGAGATATTACGGTTAGTGGTACGGCCAACATAACCACATTTAATTATACAGAGATCAATAGCTGTATTTATGAGTGCAGGACTCTTTATCTTGCTTCCAGCGGAGCATGCGTGTCTGGTGAGCCTCCCTGTGGGTGGCTACAAGATCAGCAGATAGAAGGTGGAGGCTTTGTTCTGCAATCTAGTGGGACAGACTATGCTAGAAATTACGAGTTCACTTTCACAGCGCCAGATGCTACTCTTACATGTCTAGAAGTAGATAGTCCCTATTCTCGCTCAGCGTGGAATAGTAATATTAGTATCCATGTTGCTTCTGGGTCTCATCTCAAGACAGATAGGGTGATAGGTAGAGACAGCGTAGCCCTGATAAATACTAATGATTGTTACGGTCTGTTTATACAAAAAGACGAGGAGATCATCAGGACTGGTTCGGCTGGTCGGAACGAAGTACAGACAATTACAGTTGATGCTACGGCTGGAACCTTCACTCTGACGTATGACGGACAGACCACATCTGCAATTGCCTTTGACGCTTCTTCATCTACGGTACAAGCTGCGCTAGAAGCTTTGTCAAATATAGGGGTGGGCGACGTTGTTGTTGCCGGAAACGATGGTGGGACTTGGACTGTTACATTTACGGGGTCGTTGGCTGCGACTAATGTAGCACAAATTACCTGCAACGGTAGCGGCTTAACTCTAGGTGGAACGCCGGGAGAAAGCTCCAGAACATTCTTTGTACACCGACACAGTGCGAAGGAGCATGTATCTCTCGGGTCGTGCAACCACATCGGCCAGTGTACACCGTCCCCGCACCCGCGTTTCTACGCCTACGACAGATCTTATCTGTATATGGCGACCACCGAAGCTGCTACTAGCGGAAGCTTTAGGCTTCGCTTTAGAAGAGAAGATACTGATGCTATATTCATGACTGAATATATCCCTTATGATGCCACGAGAACAGAGATTTGTGAGGCTGTTAATGCTGCTGTAGCAGCACAAGGCATAACAGGGGTGACGATGTATAATTACGCCTACCAGTTTGATCAAGACGTGGCACCCGGCAGCGACTGGCCGGAGTCAAGAAGTCGGCCATACACTCTTTCACAGATCCTCGCCGGGGGATTCGGATCGGGGGGAAGTCGTCACGACCCAGAGTCAGTGTTCAATTCGACACTCAAGCCAATGGCCGATGACAGAGGTTTCTCATATTTTATGTGGGCTAAAGGGCGTCCTGATCGAGCCGCCACCACGTACCGAGAGAACCCAAAAATCAGTATGCTCGACACCAATGGCGTGGCACTTGAACCCGACCTCAGCAGCATGGACGGGTTATTCTTTGTCAGACCCCATGAGGTCCAGCCGGATGAGGATTCGTCTGAAGACGATGGAAGTGATCTTGTTCATTTTGCCGACAACGAACAATATGATGACGATGCAGAGCCATCTGACGCAGGAATAAGAATTGTTTGGCGGCAAAACAGGACAGTGGGCGATAACGTGTCGGTTTACATAATCACAAGCGATACGGTGGCTATGGCTCAGGCCAAGTTTGATGACGCATTTGGCGTGGGGAAAGTTGAGATATCCTCTAACGGTACGGGAACAACTCACCATACAATCGGCCTGTGGCCTGAAGGATCTGCTGGGGATGATCTGGCGCAAGCCGGTTGGTTTGTCACGTATAAGGATGCTGATCTTCTTGAAGAAGATCTCGTACCATATATCTACTACGGGCATGGAGACGGCTCGGCGGGGTTTGGGGCATGGTGTGGTAGTGCAAGACCCAGTACCCCTTGCTTCAATTTGCATGGCCGCAACGCCGATGATTTCGGCATTGATCCGCTTGTGGTTAAGAGGAACCAGATACCAAAAATTGGGGTTTCGCTATATAGCTATGAGGGCCAAGGGCTAGTCGAAATTCCGGGGTCATGTAGCACTGCAACAACGCAAGACGGCTCGTCTGATATATCAGATAGCATCGAGCTAGATAATGTTGTTTATCTAGCTAAAGAAGATCACATCAAGCCGAATCCGATTAGTCCAGAAGGAAAAATTGGGAACGTAACAGATGTAAACTTTATTGCTTCGGGTGTTGATAAAGATTATCATGTCAGTTATTCACATCTCAACTCTGGCGTTACTGTTGGCCAACGCCTTGTTACTAGGACAATGAGAAAGCAAACTGATACAGCCTATGATCCTCCTAGAGAACATGTTGTTGGATTTAGTATTGACAATATAGACGCTAATGATAAACAGAGCTATACTGGCCAGAACGAAGACAGGCTAGTAATCGCGGCATATGATGATACGATAGCTCCACTAAACGCTATGACACTTATGAGATCTAGCTATCCGGGTCTAGTAGGTGTCAGCGATATCAAAAATGCCGCCCACATCATTCTTCCAGAGACTATCTTTAATATTCAGAGTACTGGCGAGACTGTGGCTCGTAATACCACTTGGGGTGGAACCGAGAAAGCCTCGCTTCAACTATTGTCTGTTCAAAATAATCCTCTGAATGTGATGTCGGAAGGCGTAGAACTTGAGTACACCGCCACAAAGAGAAGAGCCGACATGTCTCTTTGGGACAACGCCGGAAGCAAGATTGTTATCTCTCTAGACAATGACAGTAACTATGTCGGCATACATACGGTTAGTCCCAATGAAATGTTAACGCTTGGCAGTGGTCTTGGAGGATCTGATCCTGCGATCAGCATGCACGAGAGAGAAGTCTCCCCCACACAGAGCGAAAACTATGGCAAAGTTTATGTCAAAGAGAAGACTGCAACAGATCAAACTCAGTCTCTGTACTTCTTAGACGATGGCGGCAATGAATTTGAGCTAGTCACTAACCAGTACGATGTAACGGGTGGAATCCACATTTATACAGATGCAAGTGGAAACACCTTTGCTGGCGAGGAGACCCCAAGCACCAGAAATGCTGCCGCAGCCGGTTACTTGAGGCACGGAAATACCGCCTTTGGTAACAGGACAATATTCGACTTGGAAAGCGGAAAAGAAAATACTGCGCTTGGGTATCATGCCGGTGGAAATATTACCAACGGTTCTGGGAACGTTTTCTTAGGGTACAGCGCGGGTGATGCCATAGTTGGCGGTAGTAATAATATTGTTCTCGGCCATCAAGCGCTCCAGACCGCCAGTGAAGACCTGAGTAATTCTATTATTATCGGCGGTAAAGAAATAGGTAGAGGCGCAACGAGTAACTACACCTTTATCGTTGGAGCAGATGAGAATAATGTGTTGATGGATGGCAGAATGGGTCCGTCGACAGAAGATCGATACCTGTCTGTACCCAAGGGAGAATTCCGCGTAACCTCTGCTACTGAAGTTGATCGCCTAGTAATCAGGCACGAGCAAGATTTCTTTGGTGATGACAAGATTGGTAGTATTGTTGAGAAGGTTGACCTAGCAAATGATCAGACTCAGGGTGGAATTGCGTTTACCTTTAAGGGTGCTGATAGTGTAGTGGAAACGCTGTTTACCCTGCGTCATGATGCAGACGCGATGAGTATTACTCCAAGTTACTTTGTTCCCAGTCCAACTAGGCCAGTTGCCGAACTCAAGGGAGATCTAAATCTCCTAGGGTCTCTTAGATTCTCTGATGGCACTAGCCTTGAAAGTACTAGCGGAATTGTTACTATTCCCGGCACCGGACTTGGCAGCTATATTGACTCAACAAGCTCTAACGAGGTATTTTATCTAGACATAGACGGACTTGATATTGCTAGCACTATTTCTACGCCGTCTGCCACGGGGACATATGTTGCCGTTAGCACCAGTGATGTCGTGGGTAAAATGACAATAGGAGACCTTGGCAGTTACATTTCGGAAGGTAACGCTAGGATTACTATCTGCAACAACCACATACTAACTAATAGTAGCACAATCGACACGTCGACCAACTGCTACAACAATATTATCGGATACCGCGCTGGTGACGACATTGCTTCTTGCGACTACACGAACTTCCTAGGTGTGGAAGCGGGTGTTAATGCTAGTAGCTGTGATTACTCAAACTTTGTCGGTTACAGAACCGGATATGGAGCAGCCAACGCGGCCCATTCCGTCTTCCTAGGTTCCAGCGCTGGCTATGAAGCAGACAACTCGCAGTATGCCGTCTTTATCGGAGATTCTGCTGGTCAATTTGCTGCCAGTCAACGTTCAGTTGGTATTGGCGACAACGCTCTAGAATCTGTTACTGGGGCCTATAATATCGAGATCACCGCAGGGGTCGGCGGTTCAAATAGACTTATTGGAACTGGTGCGATAAATAATAAGATTGCTGTTGGCACAGCCCTTGGTGGTGACATGGACTCCAAGAGGATGTCTATTGGTCAGGCTACTATCAACCCAAGCGCCACCCTCGAAGTTAGAGCTAAATCCAGTGATGCCACCGTTAGATTGCAGGAGTGGAAAAAAGCAGATGGTACTGTGGTAGCTTATCTCACTCAGGACGGCGATCTGTATATAGATGGCACAGTGAATTCATTCTAAATTCATAGGGAAGCAAGATGGCCCTCATCCTGTCAGATCGAGTAAAAGAGACCACCATAACCACCGGCACAAGCGATCTCGTTTTGGGCGCCGGTGACTTCGGTGCATTCGAGACGTTCTCTCAGGGAATTGGTGACGGAAACCAGACATACTATGCCATAGAAAACTTTGGTCGATGGGAAGTCGGCTTAGGAACCTACACCACAGGAACTAATACTCTTTCTAGAGATACAGTTTTATCTAGCAGCAATAGTGATGGCAAGGTTCTTCTTGATGGCCCATCAGTTGTTTTTTGCACATACCCCGCACCTAAGTCGTTTGTGTTGGACGGAAACGGTGTTGCCTCTGGGATTTCTGGCTACTCAGGCCTAGGCTTTCCAGACGGGACAATCCAGCTAACAGCCCCTGCTCCCAGTGGCTATCTCGCAGCGCCGCCAGACGAAAGTACGCCCTTAACCGTGGTGCGAACTACTGCTGGAAACCTTTTTCATGCATATGTGGACAATGCATCAGACGAAACTGTCGGACTTTATCTGGAAGACTCCTCGACCCCGACTTGGAAACTGGGGCTGAAAGATGACCCCGCTTCATACTCGGTAGCTCCTAGTTACGGATATGTGTTCGGAAAAAATGGAAGCGCAGGAGTTTATTCTAACGCCGACACGTCTGCATTGGTGAACTATTCAAACGGATTTTGGATTACCCACCAAGACAACACAATGCTAAATGTGGGCAGGACGGCTGGGATGGTTCTTTATGGATCTTCCGCTTCTGCTGTCGGCGTGACAGTAAAAGGGGCGGTTAGCCAGTCTGCCAATTTACAACAGTGGACCAATAGCTCCGATACAGTCCTTGCGTCTGTAAGCTCTGTCGGAGCTATCACTGTGCCGACTCTATATTTTGCCGATGGAACCAGCCAAACAACAAGCTCAAAGGCGGGATGGAGAACATACAAGACAATAAGTGCAGATGCAACCATTGCTATCAGCGATTGTGTTGTGCTTATAAATTCCACGTCGGAATCAATTGAGGTCACTTTGCCAACGGCGGTTGGTAATGGGGGTAAAGAGTTTATTTTTAAAAGGGCGTCGGGTAGCAATGATGCGACAATAAACACCTATAGTTCAGAAACGATAGACGGAGAGTCTTCTTTCACGTTGGATTCTCTCTATGTTGGAGTTACCCTCCTATCTGATAATAGTAATTGGTACTTGATCTAACGTGTATAATATCATAGCAAAGCACAATCCACTCTAGGAGATAGTAACGATGTCATATTCACCGCATGTTTTTGGTATAGTGTCCAGTGGAGTTTCGCAGGCCGGTAAGTTTGTTCTTACCAATTCCAACGGAGACGTGGAGTTCCCATACGGGGACAAAGTACAGTTCGGTAACGATGTCGAGCTACAGGTTTATCATGATGGCCTGCACTCTTATATCACTAGTAGCAGTGGGCTTAAGATCGGCACTGAATCTAGCGTTCCTATCACAATTGGAAATAGCACCTCTGAAGTGACGGTTGCTGATAACTTAACCGTTACCGGAGACTTTACAGTTAATGGTACTACAACGACTGTTAACTCAACCACTGTAACGATTGATGATTTAGTATTTAACATTGCGGCTGACGCGGGTGATTCATCGGCGTGTGATGGCGCAGGTATTACTATTGGCGATGGCACTACCGGCGCAAATGCCAGCATTCTTTATGACCATACTGGAACACAGTGGGAGTTGAATAAAGCCACTGAGGTCCAAGGTAATTTAAATGTCGTCGGTACAATTACTGGCGACACAAGCTTGACACTTGATGCTGTCACTATCACAACGGCTGAAATCGGAGTTCTAGACGGCGTAACTCTTGGAACCGCAGCGGCATCAAAGGCGATAACTTGGGCTGCTGATAGCACATGGACTGCTGCCGGAGGAACGTGTGCCAACCTTGGTACAGTCTCCGCTGCAACCTCAATTACTGCCACAGATTTAGTTGGTACTAACATTGACGGCATTATCGGTGCTGATACTGCCCGTGCTGGTACGTTTACAACCCTCTCCTGTACCGCCGGGGCGCTTTCCATAGCTAGTCTAGACATTGATGGTGGTACTGAGATTGGTGAAGCTATTGTAGATGCCGACGTGTTTATCATAGATAATGGTGCTGGTGGAACAAACCGCAAGTGCTTGGCTTCTAGACTTAAGACCTATGTTGGATCAAGCTCGCTAAGTGTTGATACGTCCTTTGGCGACGGCGAAACGATAGGAAGCAGCGTTAGCATCTTTAATGAATCGTCAGATATGACAATTAACCTTCCTGCTTCGCACTCTGCCGGTGACAGGTATTATATCAAAAATAGGGCTGCCTCCAACATCCTCACTGTTGGCACCGCAGATTCTGACACTATTGATGGCGGTGGAACCAAGATCCTTTACCATCAATACGAAGCCATCACGGTGATTTCTGATGGTGCTAATTGGCATACTTTCTAGGATCAATTTATGCATTCTATCACTCTACAGACATCCGAAGCCACCGTAGTAGATGGTGACATTCTAGGTAGGCTTGCGTTTGCTGCCTCTAGCGAGGAGAGCGGCCTTTCTGACGATGTAGCTGCCCAGATAGAAGCAGTGGCCGAGAAAACTTTTTACGGTAGCGCAAATGCTACAGAGTTTCACTTTTCTTTGGCTGCTGATGGAACGGTTGGGTCCGTGATGTCACTTAGCTCTGCTGGACTTTTATCTCCTTCGGGGGGGATATCGTGCAACGATGCCAATATCACTAACGTCGGGAATATAGCGCTGGATAGTATTTCTGCCGATGGTTCGGCCCTTAGTATTGACAGTAACTGGGATGCCGCTGGCGTTACATGTAGTGACTTGGGGACAGTTACCACTGTAGACATCAATGGCGGAACTATTGATGGAGCTACTATTGCAACCAGCAATATCACGGTTGGTAGTAGTAAAACTCTAGATGTTTCTGGTGGCACATTAACGCTTGCAGCAAACCAGATTAGTGGTGACAAAGTAGAAGGCGGAACCATAGCCGCGACCACTATTACCGCTTTAACTACGGCGGGGATAACGGCTACTGCTAATATAGATATTGGTGCTTATGAGCTAAGAGCGCAGACACTCGAATCTGATATTGCGACTGGAACGGCTCCTTTAACTGTTGCATCTACTACTAAAGTAGCCAACCTCAATGCCGACAAATTAGATGACCAAGAGGGTAGTTATTATTTAGACTTTAGTAATTTTGTAGTTGATGCTGACGAAATTAGTGGAGACAAGGTTAGCGGTGGAACAATCGGAACTGTTA